TTCTATTAAGCGTGGCTCAAGTGGAGCAGTCAAAGACATTAAAGAAAGCTTAGAGTTCTTAGAAAGCTTTGAGAATGTGGTAATATGTTTTGATAGTGACAAGCAAGGACAGGAAGCTGCAAAGAAAGCAGCAATGTTATTCCAACCTAGCAAAGCTAAGATCATGAAGCTACCGGAAGGATATAAAGATGCTAATGATATGCTCAGACAGAACAAACACAAAGAGTTTGTTGAAGCTTGGTGGAGTGCAAAAACTTACACACCTAGCGGAGTCATTAATGTATCAGAAGCTAGAGAAGAATTCTTTACGAGAGAACAGAAAGAAAGTGTTCCATATCCTTGGAAAGGTTTGAATGATAAGCTTTATGGATTAAGACAAGGCGAGTTACTAACACTTACAGGTGGTACTGGTCTTGGTAAGTCTTCGGTTACTAGAGAGCTAGAGCATTGGTTAATTAAGGAAACTACAGGCAACGTAGGAATCATTGCTCTTGAGGAGGATTGGAGAAGAACTGTTGATGGTATCTTATCCATAGAAGCTAACGCTAGATTATATATAGATCAAGAACGAGAACAGTTTAGTCCACAAGAGATTGATAAGTTCTTTGACATCTTATATGATGGAGAGAACAAGAACAGAGTTTGGGTTCATGCTCACTTCGGAACAAATAGTATTGACGAAATCTTTAATAAGATTCGTTTCATGATCATTGCCTGTGACTGTAAATGGATTGTTGTAGATCACTTACATATGTTAGTGTCTGCCTTATCCGAAGGTGATGAACGGAGATCTATTGATAACATCATGACTAGACTGAGAAGTATAGTTGAAGAAACAAATGTAGGTATGATCTTAGTATCACACTTACGTAGAGTTGATGGTAACAAAGGACACGAGAACGGAGTCGAGGTAAGTCTTTCACACTTGAGAGGTTCACAAAGCATAGCACAGTTAAGCGATTGTGTGATTGCACTTGAAAGGAATCAACAGTCAGATGATATGGAAGAATCTAATACAACTAGGATGCGAGTCTTGAAGTCTAGATACACAGGTGATGTAGGACTAGCGAGTCACTTGCTTTATGACAGAGAAACTGGTAGACTAAGGGAAGTTCCTAAAGATCAATTTGAAGATGATGATAATGAACTCTTGGAGTTATAGATATGGATTTAGTATTTGACATAGAGACAGACGATCTTAAAGCTACAAAGATACATTGTATTGTAGCACAAGACGTTGACTCAGGGGAGACTTACAAGTTCCCGCCTGATAAGTTACAAGAAGGTTATGATCTATTAGAGAAAGCCGACAAGCTAATCGGTCACAACATTATAGGTTTTGATATACCTATGGTTGAGAAGTTTAGTAAGGTTAAGCTTAGACATAAGCCAGTTGTAGATACGCTTGTCATGTCAAGACTATTCAATCCAGTACGAGAAGGTGGACATAGTTTAGAGAAGTGGGGTTTTCGTTTAGGCTTTAAGAAGATAGAGTTTGAAGATTACTTAAACTATTCTAAAGATATGTTAGACTATTGTGTCAGGGATGTACATCTTAACACAGTTCTATTCAAGCACTTAAAAAAAGAAGGATCAGGTTTTACTAAAGACTGTGTTGCACTTGAGCAAAACGTTGCAGATATTATAAAGACACAAGAGAACACAGGGTTTCAATTTGATTTACAAAAAGCTGAATTACTTTTGGCTGATCTTAGGGAGAAGATGCAACGAGCAGAGGATGAAGTTCATAAAGAATTTAAACCTAAGTTAGTTGACATCAGACAAGTTATACCTAAACTTAAGAAGGATGGAAGCTTATCTAAGTCAGGACTAACTCCTGAAGAGTACGAAGAAAGATTACCTACTAATAACATAGAACCTTTTATGCGTAGGAAACTTCAAGACTTTAATCTTGGTTCACGTAAACAGGTTGGTGAGTACTTGATGGAGTTTGGTTGGAAGCCTAAGAAGTTTACTCCTACTGGTCAGCCGATAGTAGACGAGACTACACTTGGCAAGATCGATAAGATACCACAAGCAAAACTAATTGCTGATTACTTTCTCTATCAGAAGCGTATTGCTCAAGTTGATTCTTGGATTAAAGCAATGGATGATGATGGGAGAGTACATGGATTCGTAATTCCCAACGGAACAATTACAGGCAGGATGTCTCATAGAAGTCCTAACATGGCTCAAGTTCCTAACATACACAGTCCTTATGGTGTAGAATGCAGAGCATGTTGGACAGTTAAGGAAGGATATAAATTAGTAGGTATAGATGCAAGTGGACTTGAACTTAGAATGCTTGCACACTATATGCAAAACGAGGAATATATAAATGAAATCATTAACGGAGACATACACACCGCTAATCAGAAAGCTGCAGGACTTGAATCAAGAGATCAGGCAAAGACATTCATCTATGCACTTATATACGGAGCAGGAGATGCAAAACTTGGGAGTGTGGTTGGAGGAAACAGAGAGAGTGGTAAAAGACTTAGAGAACAATTCCTTAATAATAATCCATCATTTAAAACTCTTAGAGAGAAAGTACAAAGAGCTTCAGGGAAGCATTGGTTAAAGGGAATAGATGGACGTAAGCTTTTAATTCGCACACAGCACGCTGCTCTCAACACTTTATTACAAGGTGGTGGTGCAATTGTTATGAAGCGAGGACTAGCCATGTTAGATTCTTTGATTAGTTTAAACACCTTCGATGCTAAGTTTGTAGCTAACATCCACGATGAATGGCAGATGGAAGTTAGAGAAGACATTGCTGAAAATGTAGGTAGACTGGCAGTAGACTGTATCATTAAAGCAGGAGAGTATTATAACCTTCGTTGTCCTATGGATGGCGAATACAAAGTAGGAGATAACTGGAGTGAAACACATTAAAGCATGTAACAAATGTAAAGTTGAAAAACCTTATACTATAGAATACTTTCCGACCAGAGGGAAAGGTACTTTAAGAGGAGAATGTCGTGACTGTTATAATCAATGGCGAAGAGACAGTCCTAAGTATGCAAAGACATCTATCATAAGTGAATGTAGACGTAGAGCTGCCGAAAAAAATAGAGAGTTTTCTTTGGATAAAGATGAATTAGAATTTCCTAAAGTCTGTCCTGTATTAAACATAGAATTAAAACATGGAAGGGATGAGTGGCACAATTCCCCTAACATAGATCGAATTGATAACACAAAAGGATATACAATGGACAATGTTATTGTGGTTTCAGCTTTAGCCAATACAATTAAAACGTCTGCTAACCCTAATCAAATTATAAAAGTTGGTGAGTTTTATAAAAAACTTTATGAAGAAAGAGGTATTAATAATGGCTAATAAAAATTTTAAAGATAGTAGTAGAAAAGGAGACTTAGCTGAGTACTATGCAGTAACTTGGCTATGGGATAATGGTTATGAAGTATTTAAGAACACAGGCTGTACAGGTCTTGTAGATATGATTGCAATGAAAGAAGGTATGACAACTTTTATAGATGTAAAGACTATGACTAAAGATAAGAGTACAAACTATCGTGGTAAATCAGGTAGAACAGATGAACAAAAAAAATTAAATGTACAATTTTTATTATTTCATCCTGAAACTAGAAACTTAAGATGGTCTAAACATAAAACATGAAAAAACTTAACACCTTAGTAGAAGACATCTACTCTAAACTCTCTGTACTTGGCGAGGGTAAATCTCTTGACTTGTCTGATGAAATTATAGATAAGTTTGGTGAAGATATGAAAGATGTTCTTCGTCATTGGTCTACACCTACTGAACGATCAACTGGTACGTTACGTATGTCTAACATAGGTAAACCCAATCGGCAGCTATGGTATGATATGAAATACCCTGACGAAAGCAACTCAATAGCACCTTCTACATTTATAAAGTTTCTTTATGGACATATGCTAGAAGAAGTTGTTCTTCTTCTTGTAAGACTTGCAGGACACGAGGTTACAGACGAACAGAAGAACGTCAAGGGTAAAGGAGTGGAAGGTCACATGGACTGGGAGAAGGAG